CAAACAGTTCCCTTCATATTCAGGACGGCAAGGCAGAGGTTCGCGTGGATGGTTTATCTATCCAACCCTTCGCAGAATTCAGCCTGAATTGATTAACAAGTGGGAACAAAGTTTTGATCGCATCATTAAGGAATGGGTCTGATGGCTACCGGTAATCGCACGCTTAAACTCTCAATCCTTGCCGATGTTGATGATCTTAAAAAGAAACTTGGCGAAGCTGATAATGCTGTTGAAAGCAATGCCACTAAGATCGGTGAATTTGGAAAGAAGGCTGCTGCTGCATTTGCAGTCGCTGCTGCTGCTGCCGTTGCCTATGGCACTAAATTAGCCATTGATGGGGTCAAGGCTGCTATAGAGGATGAACAAGCACAGTTCAGGTTGGCTGCTGCATTAAAGAGTGCTACAGGGGCAACTGATGCCCAAATAAAGGCTACTGAGGATATGATTCTAAAGACATCCCTAGCCACAGGCGTATCAGATGATCAACTACGCCCAGCCTTGCAAAGACTTGCAGTATCGACAAAAGATACAGCTGAGGCACAAAAATTATTAACCCTTGCTTTAGATATTAGCAAAGGATCTGGAAAAGATTTAGAGCAGGTCGCAAATGCTCTAGGCAAGGCACAAGATGGAAATACTACAGCTCTAGGCAGACTTGGACTTGGTATATCAAAAGCAGAACTTTCAACACTTTCATTTACTGAGGTTCAACAAAAACTTGCTGATCTTTATGGTGGCGCAGCAGCTACAAACGCTGAAACATTTCAAGGCAAAATTGATCGATTAAATGTTGGATTCAAAGAAGCAAAAGAGAGTCTTGGATTTGCTTTACTTCCACAGGTTGAAAAGTTTATTACCTATTTGAACGATACTGGCATCCCTACTCTTAATGCATTTATTGCCGGACTAACTGGTGATCAAGGATTAAGTGCTGGATTACAAGAAAACCAAAGAAGTGCTGAAAGTTTTGGAAAAGCAATTAATGCTGTTGCTGGCATCATTGCAGGATTTATTACATTCCTCAGAGAAGCAATTGGATTAGTTACCTCACTTGCAAATCAATTGATTTCTATTGCCAACATAGTTCCGGGAGTTAATATAGGATCAATCCCAAACATTGCACCTTCTGCTGGTGGAGTTCCAACAATTCCACAAAGTCCAAACGCTCGAGAAAGCCGATCAAGCGGAACAACAGTAAATAACATTACAGTTCAAGCATTAGATAGCGAAAGCGCAGCTAGAGCAGTTGCTAAAGTAATTAACGAAAGCGCAGCAAGATCAATTCCAGCATTGAGTGGCACAAGCGTTCGAGGTAATTAATGACTGTCTTTACGCCCGAATGGAAACTGACAGTTGCAGGAATTGATTACACAAACATAGCCATAAGCGATGTTCAGCATCAGGCTGGTCGGACTGATATTTATACACAGCCATCCCCATCTTACATGCAAGTTACTTTGGTGGCTTTAAATAATCAAATCTTGCCATTTGCAATTAACGATAGTTTTGCTTTACAGGTCAAAAACAGTTCAGGAACTTATGTCAATCTCTTTGGTGGAGATATTACCGATTTAACTGTTGAGGTTGGAGCATTTGGAAATGTAGCCAAAGTTGCCAATTACACAATCTTAGCAATGGGATCTTTGGTTAAGTTAGCAAGAGAATTATATTCTGATGCAGTTCCGCAAGATGAGGATGGCAATCAGATATACGGAATTCTTTCAAGCGTATTGCTAGGAACTTGGAATGATGTGCCAGCAGCTGAAACATGGGCAGGTTATGATCCAACGGAAACATGGGCGCAAGCATTAAATTTAGGACTTGGCGAAATAGATCAGCCCGGACTTTACACAATGCAAAACCGAAGTGGATCGCAAGCCCCAGACACCATTTACAATATTGCAAGCCTTATTGCGAATTCAGCCTTTGGATATTTGTATGAGGACAATCAAGGCAATATTGGTTATGCCGATGCAGATCATCGCCAAACTTATTTGTTAGCCAATGGTTATGTTGATCTTGATGCAAACCAATCTTTAGGTTCAGGATTATCCACCATTACTAGATCAGGTGATATTAGAAATGACATTATAATTAATTATGGTTCAAATTTTAGCCAAGAAAAAACTGCATCGTCAGCATCATCAATTGCGCTTTATGGTTACAAAGGTGAAAGTATTAATTCGACAATTCATTCAGCTATTGATGCTCAAACTGTGGCGGATCGGTATATTGCTCAAAGAGCCTTTCCTTTACCAGTATTCCAAAGCATAACTTTCCCATTGACAAATCCTGAGATTGATAACTCAGATCGGGATAACCTTCTTGGCGTTTTTATGGGTCAGCCATTAAACATTGAGAATCTACCTGATCAAATTGCAGGTGGTAGTTTTGAAGGATATGTGGAGGGCTGGCGTTGGAGCACTCGTTTCAATGAACTGTTTTTGACAATTAATCTTTCACCAATAGCCTTTAGCCAAGTGGCTACTCGCTGGAATGCTGTAAATATAGCTGAGGCTTGGAATACTCTAAGTCCAACTTTGACATGGGAATACGCTACAATCGTAGCCTGAGATAAAGGATAATATGGCAACCACTACTAACTATGGCTGGACGACCCCAGACGATACAGCTCTGGTCAAAGATGGCGCAAGTGCTATTCGCACACTTGGATCATCTGTTGATACAACCACTAAAGCATTAAACCCTTCTACAACTCTTGGCGATATTGAATATCGTTCATCAACAGCAAACACAAACACAAGGCTAGGAATTGGATCAACTGGTAATGTTTTAACTGTTGCTGGTGGTGTTCCAACTTGGGCTGCTCCTTCTGGTGGTAAATCATTTTCATTATTAAACACAACTTCAATGACTACTGGAACTGAGTATTCTATAACATCATTATCAGGAAATGATATTTTGGTAGTAAATGTTTTTGGCGCATCAATTGCTGGAACTTCTGGTTATTTCTCAGTAAGGTTTAATTCTGATAGTGCAGCAAATTATGCATATGCAGGAATTGCTATGAATACAAAAGCAACTAATGGAATTCAAGTTAATCCAAGTGCATCTGCTGGTGATACTGCAATTGATCTTGGTTATGTTAATGCTGCCGCATCTGTTTATAGTTGGACAATTATTGTTCAAGGTTGTAATAGCACAGGACCAAAACCATTTACAGTTATTGGCGGTGGAACATTAACAACCGATAATAACAATTATATTTTACAAGGCATTTATTCAGGAACATCAGTAATCTCATCAGCACAGGTCAGATGTAGTTCTTCAACATCATTTGATGCTGGAACAATTAAAACATATGGAGCTGCATAATATGAAAATCATAACAACCGAAGTAGATGTATTAACAGGCATTGAAACTGTTATTGAGCGTGAAGCAACTGCAACCGAAAAGAAAAAAGCAGAAGCAGAAGTTAAATTCATTGCTGATGTGAATGCAGAAGCAAAAGCCAAAGCAATAGCACGCCAAGCAATTGCTGATCGTCTTGGTTTAACAGCTGATGAACTACAAGTATTGCTTGGCTAATGAAGGCTTGGTTATCTAAATCTGCTGCCCAATTAAGAGAGCAAATCGATGATAGTTTTCCAGACAGAGATCGCTCATCCGATGGGTGGATCGCTGATGCAAGACACATGTCTGCTGGCAAATCTGATCACATTCCAGATGCGAGTAGCGGAGTCTGTAGGGCAATCGACATTGACCGGGATCTATCTGGTAAAGCCAAACCAGATGTCATGCCATATCTTGCTGAGCAAATTCGAGTCGCAGCAAAGTCTGGCGAGAAAAGAATTGCTTACATCATCTTTGACAGCAGAATCGCATCGCCTAAAAAATCTTGGGCTTGGCGTTCTTACAATGGCTTTAATAAGCACAACCATCATTGCCATATCAGCTTTACCAAAGAAGGCGATTCAAACAATTCATTCTTTAATATCCCGATGATTGGTGGTAAATAATGGGTCGCGTAACAATTAGTTCTAATAACCTATTTCCTGGTCCTAAAGGAGAAAAGGGTGAGAAGGGCGATGCTGGTGGTCCTCAAGGTCCAGCAGGTCCAACAGGTCCTCAAGGTCCAGCAGGTGATCAAGGTCCTCAAGGCTTGCAAGGAACTCAAGGTAATCCCGGTGCTCAAGGTGCTCAGGGTATTCAGGGTCAAACAGGATTAACTGGAGCAACAGGTGCTACTGGTTCTCAAGGTGCAAAGGGGGATACTGGAGCAACTGGTGCAAAGGGCGATACTGGTAATACAGGCGCACAAGGCTCATCAGGTGTTGTAACAGTCAATGCACCAATTACAAACGCTGGCACTTCATCAGCTGCAAACCTTTCAGTATCTACTGGCACAACATCTGATGTAGGAGTATTGCAATTAACTGATTCAACATCATCAACTTCTACAACAACTGCTGCTACTCCAAACAGCGTAAAAACTGCTTATGATTTAGGAGCTAGCAAACCAATTTTGAAATATAGGTCTGCAACATATTACAAAACAGCCATGACAGCATTAAACGCTATGACCGCCACCAATCAAAGATCCTACTACCAACCGATTTACATATCATCTACAATAACTTTAGATAGAATATCAATTCAGACTGCATCTACTTTTGCTGGCACTGCAACTATAAGACTTGGTATTTACAATGAATCCGGTGGATTACCCACGACTGTACTTTTGGATGCTGGAACAGTTTCGGCTACTGCTGCATCTACAAATTATGAAATAACAATTTCTCAAAGTTTAACTCCTGGTTTTTATTTTCTTGTTTTTTGCCAACAAGGAACTGCTCCTACTGCAGCAAATTATCAAGGCAACACGTCCGGAACTTCTGTTATAAATTTTTATATGCTTGCGGCAAGCACTATTGGTGGCAACGCAGTTGTAGGGTTTCAGGAAAATTCCATAACAGGTGCTTTTTCAACCGCTTCAAGTCCTATTGTAGTTGCAAACCTTGCTTATGTATGGGTAAGGGCGGCGTAATGAAATCAATCACATATGGATTAGGCGGCTACGACTCAACCAAGCCAAACAACAACATCGTTGAAGAAATCGACCTACCAGATGAGGAGCAACAATGAAACTAACCAATAAACAAAAATCAGCAATTAAGTCATATTTGAGAGCTGTAGCAGCTTCTGGAATAACTGTGGCTTTAGCCATCGTAGGAGATGTTAAGCCTGAATATGCAGTCATGCTTGGTGCGTTAATTGCTCCACTAATCAAAGCCATTGATCCAACTTCTGGTAAAGAAGCCGATTATGGTCTTGATGCTAAATGACACCCAACGATTGGGTCGCTATCGCCGTTGGCGGATGCGCCGTATTAACAAGTTTATTGCTGGCTCTGCGTTGGGTTATTAAAGGCTGGCTTAATGAACTTCGCCCTAATGGTGGCTCTAGCATGAAGGATCAAATAACAAGACTTGAACAGCGTGTCGATGATCTGTTTGTCTTAATCAGTAAGTCATAATTTTAATTATGGCGAA